GGTAAAACTTTCTGTAACCAATCTCAAGTTGGAGGTAGTATATGTCTCTGGACTTCATCTTAAAATAACTTTACCTTTTCTAAACCACTTCTTATCATTGTAGTTTGTTTTCTCAACAGGTTTTATATTACCCTGCGCGGCAAGCAATGCCAACCCGCTAGATATGGTGAGGTCAAACTTAGTTCTATCGTCAATCTTATAATTGATCCAATCTTCTAGAGTTCTTTGAAAAGGCATTCTGCCCATCTCTATAGACTCTTCGTTTAACCCTACATGGGAATGTATATAAGCCTCAATAGATTGAGCATGAGCCTGAATTATTTCTTGAGAGTTAGATGGTATTCCTTTTGTTTTGGTTTTAGAACCAAATCCAGATCCTAGGTGTTGAGGTCTATCTAATAGATAATGATCATATCCCCGTGTTTCAAAATACCTAGCAATACCATACTTGTTGTTTTCTATCAGAACAGGATAGCCATAATACTTAGCCGCCATTAATATGTCTTCATAAAAGATTTTAGCCAGGGGTGGCCGACTTGCATACTCAGCAACAAACATATTTGCTGGATACTCAGTAGAGAATTTATTATAAAAATGACATGCACCTTTAGACCCCCTGCCGTCAACAGTTGCGTCAATATCATATGAGTCAACTCCAGCACAACCTAATAATTTGTTCTGAGGTCCATTAGTATTTCTCATTCCTATGGGCGGTAACCAGCCTATATGCCATCGTCCATTAGGATCAGGAGCAAAGATTACTTCGGAATCTTGCTTTCCGTTCTTCCAAATAAAGTTGCCAAGAACTACAGGAGAAGGATACAGTTCGTCGTTATGTTGTATCTGTTCATATATTTTCTGGACATTAAAGACAGAAGACTTAGCACTATCCCTAAATGCTTCTTGCTCGGTAAATGGAAACTGACGTATGACTTCATTGAGTTCGTAGTTATCATCGACCAATGCTTTTCTTTCATTCTTTAAAAAAGTCTTAGCCCCAATATTTATTCGTTCACCATCCAGACCCTCTACGGGGTTTGCTGGGTTGTCAACTACAGGAATACCATATTTGTTAAAGAAGCCCTCTAAGGCTTCGTATGCAGGTATAAAGATGCGATACAGTCCGCTCTTGGTTCTGTCATTTTCATTCCTGTCTTTGGGATCGCTATTGTAAACTACATTTCTAAAATTAGCACCACCTTTATCTAAAGGATTAACCGTGCTTCCTACCAATGCTTTTCCTACGATTCTTCTACCAACCAATAAACAGGTTCTATGTATTCTCCAGGACTCTCTTATATCTGTAGGTCTTTCCCACTTGCCTGCCTCATCCATGTATAGTATGTGGAGTTTCTCTCCATCATATGCATTATTTGTAGTGTTCTTCCAGTTAACTATAGAGTTAAGGGCGTCCCCCTGAACAGATGTTTTGTTCTTCTTTGTTATTCTTTTTGACGGCTCTCTAAACGCTAACTCCATTCGAGGGTTTGTAGTTCCATCTTGAATGGGTTTAAAGAAAAAAGGATAGGACTTATAAATAGGTACAACCTTTTTCATAAAGATATTCTCTTGTGCGTCTGTTCCAGTCTTAGACATAATGCCAAGCAGTTTGTCTTTAACCTGAGTTGCTTCTCCTACCAGCAAAGAAGAAGACATTTGAGTATAGCCAGAACGTCTACACTTTGTGTATACTTGTCCTAGACATCTTGGGTCTCTGAAGCATGCCTCCATGTGTAAGAACAGTTGCTGTTGGAACTGTAAAAAACTGGGGTATCCCACATCAATCTTGGACCACTGAAGAAAGAAATAGTGGTGTCCTGAGATATAGGTTGGTTCTCCGTTATTGTAAAACCAAACTCCGTTTCTTCTTCTTTCATATTCTGTTTTAATATAAGATTCATATTTTTTTCTAAACTCATCTGGAGTTTGAGACCATTCATCCATGGAAGATATTAATGCTAGGTCACTTGGAAGTTCCTGGCGTTTCCAATACTGATCTTGCTTCTTTAAGTTATGAAATAATATTTTCTTTTTGGTAGGGACCTTTGGTAACTGTATTGGCAAATCACCTATACTTATAACTTTACCCTGAGTTCCATCTGGACATATGTTTACAACAGGCTCCTCTCTACCTTCTAGGTCTACAAGAACACTCACGGCCTAGAGTATTGCTCCGCAAATCCACTTGAGTAATCTTTAGCACCTTCTATCGTTCCATCTTTAGTTAGGCTATTTATAATAGCCGTAGTCTTCTCTATCTCTATAATTAATTCTTTAGCGTCTACCGCTGTTTGCTTAATTGCCTGGAGTTCTGCTTTACGCTGTGAACCTGATAGTTCATTGTCTACAGGTTTTTTTATTTCTTCAATCATGTTATGTACCGCTATTTGCATAGAAGACCTAAGGTTTTTAGCCGTAGCGATATTGTCGTATTTATTCTTGGACTGTCCCATGTACTGCATCTATTATAGTTCTGTACACTTTCTCACCTTCTACTTCCATTTCGTAATCTGAGGAATCTCGAATCCAACAAGTGTCGCCTACATTTAATCCTATCTCTTTCGCTACTCGACTAGGATATTTTAAGATACCGTATTTTCTACCGTGATCGTAATTTTTTTCATCTAAGACAAGTTCAAACATTGAAGACTTAGGTAACACAGGCTTCCATGGTTTTAGGAACAACCAATTACCTAGAGTATGTATCTGGTTATCTTGATTATAAGCAAAGGCTTGATTGCCAAAGTGATCCCATTCATCATAGACAACATAATACAATCTCTTTTTATAATCGATAATCTGACCTCTTGGTCCTTTATTTTCCTTCATCTCTTTACCTTCAGATCCATCTAAGTGAGTTCCTCCCAATACTACATTGTGATGAAAGTAAAGAAGGTCTCCTGGCTTGGCTCCTGTTTTGTGCTTCTCTGGAGTTGCAACAATTTTTGCAGAAGAAACTCTATTTGCAAACTCATTCCATTTTGCATCAAGATACATTTCCTTATCACCGATCTTTACGGTCTCTTTAAGTGTTTTAGGAATGTGTACTATAAAGTGATACAGTCCTTTCATGAAAAATCACAATCATGTTCTATTAGACAGGGCATACTCTCTACCGTCTTCCACAACATTATACCTTCCTCTTCGTTTTCTATGTAAATTAACCAACGGTTGATTCCATACTTAGACATACACTTATCGTCTTTGACGATGGCGTGAACTTTTCCTGCTCCCGCTCTTTGTCCAACATAGTATGCCATTGCGTCCTTAGGGTTCAGACCTACTACTATCTTTCTTATGAGTTCCACTTTCTTTCAATTTTAATTTATTTATCATTTTCCATCCAGTAATCAACAGAAGAACTATCCTTTCCTTCGTCTCCTATGGAGTTAAAGTAATCTTGCAATATGTTCTGAGTCATGGTGTGCATCTCAATTGCGTTCTGAGCGTTAAACCCTGACATGTGTTCCACTTTAGCCTCGCCGTATACATCTTCTTCTACTGGCCTCATGATAGCAAAGCAATAACAACACATGAAATCATCACCTAGTCCTGCGTCTTGAATAAGGTCCTGTACGTCGTCAATCTTTTCTTTTATCTTAATAAAAGTTTCGACTCTTAATTGTTGATCCTCGTAACTCATAACGTATACTAAGTTACGCTATCTGTGTTACAATGCAATATGAGTTGGTAGAGTATGTGGCCGCAATAGACGAAGACAGAAATATAGAGAAGTCCTCTCCTGCGGTTACTTGTCTTGTACCCGTTAAGGTAACGACTCCCAAGTTTTGTGAATTCATAGTTTGATTCATTTCTTGAAAAGTTGCAGTGTTACTATTCTCTACTATTTTAGCATTAACAACAGGTGTTCCTGAGGAAGATTCTATCTGCATACAGACTTCAAACTTATATGTTCCAGAAACATTTATTGCTATTGATGATCTCAATTCAGCAGCGTCTAGAAGTTGTATTTGATCTGTAGCACTAAATCCAGCGGTAGAAGATTTCCCTGCACCAGAAGCAATAGACTGCCAAGAAACAACTGTAGATGCGGTTGGGATAGATGTGCCTGCGTTCGCAACTAAAGAAAGAACAGGCAAGAAGTTCGTGCTTCCTGCTGCACTCTGGACAAATGTAACTAGATCAGAAAAAAGAATATACTTATATGCCGATGTGCTCTCGTCCCATATTAAATACTTGTCAGCGTTTAAAGCAGTTGCAGCAGTTAACTGAGAAAGGTTAACAGGATCGGTAACACCGATTGTGTTTCCTGTAGCAGCCAATGGTAAGTTTGCAGTTATTGACGCACTACCAAATGCTGATGTGTCTAGTTCTCTTGTTACTACAGTACCTGATGTTGCTATAAGCAACGCTGTCAACTCTGTAGATGATGTTGCAGGCTGCGGAACAATAGATAAAGCGCCAGCGACTTCTACGTCACTAGTAGATAGTTTTAATGCTGAGTTATTTCCGTCGCCGTCCTGCACACTTTGCTTAGTTCCAGAGAGTGCTGAAGTTGCTAACTTCAAAATTATATTGAAGGTATCTTTTATTTTAGTTCCACTAAGTGATGCCATATCTTTACTTTTTTACAAAGATACAATTAATAGATCATGCCTAAGAGCCGTGTGAAGAGGAGCAAGATGTTCAGAGACTTTTCCTTTATAGATAAGAAATCTATTGGAAGTAATCACATTAAGCACTACAAAAGAATAATGAAGGAGGCCGTAAACACTTATGGCCTGAGTGCCAGGCAGATACTGTTTTTAATTCATGCTTACGACTTAGAGTTCTGGACAATCGATTACATATCTAAATCTCTTGACGAAAGAAAAAACCAAATAGGAATAAAGGTATTGTATCCATTACTAAGAAAAGAGTATGTCTATAAGCACTTTGACAAACTAACCCCTTCTGATACTTTAGAAGATCACATCTTTAGGGACGAGACAAAATACAATTATAGAATAAGATATGCTATAAGTCAGAAGGCCAGACTTCTTGTTGCTCGGTTTTATAATAGACTTGAGGGGAAGATAAAATAAAGGTTTTTCTAATCGTCTGGTTGTGAGTCTATTATGTAATCAGAGTATTCATCTTCAAGCCTGGGGTATTCAGACTTGTCTTCGTCCATCCATAAATTGCAAACACTAGCCGTAAGTTGAAAATATTCTACTTGGGAAAGCCCTGTTTCTTTTTGCATTTCAGAAATCCTACATATAGTTGGTCGGGTTTCATAAATAGAACAAGAGTTGTCTGGTTTAAGATTGGTACATGAGCCGTCGGTGCGGACGGATAAATTATTAATGGCTAATACTTCTTTTGGCATTGTGCCTACCCTTCGACAACAGGCACCACATCCGTTACATTTAAAGTTCATTACAATAAGATAGACAGAGTAGAGAATACCCCCAACAATAATCCTAGAGCCAAAGCAAAAGAAAGGTAAATAAATAACTCTCCTTGGTCTATTTTACGCATTTCCTGATCTTCCTGCTCTACCCATAGCAGCAAACTTCTTAGGACCATACTTCTTACGACCTGCTATTGCTGCAATACCTTGCGCATTCTTTTTACTCTTACCTTTTTTCATTAGTTTTCTAACAAGGTCTTTAAACTTGCCTCCTTTTTCCATGTCCTCTTCGGCTGCTTTTTTTACAGACTTTCCTGGAAGGCTTTTTAATTGACCACCCGCTCCTGTTAGTGCTCCACCTAATGCGGTCCTACCTAGATCTTTTAGATCCATTTTCTCACCACTTAATAGTTTTGAACCTACAGCACTAAGTGCGCCGCCTGCAACGGCTCCTCCGCTAAAGAAGTCTCTTGTTTGTTTTGATGGAGCATCCGCTTGACGAGGTAGTTGCTTCTTTACTTTATCGCCCGCCTTCTTCTTTCTTATACTTGTCAACCCAGGCAGAACTTGATTTTTCTTGTCACCAATTCTTGCACCTGGTATTGCCTGTCCCTGCGTATCTGCCACATTATGTGTGATATTAATCGCGACATTCTTTTTTAATTTCCCTAGATTTTTTTTGCCTTTTTGTTTTGCAAACTTTTGAAGTTTACCACCTTCTTCGTAGAATTGACCTAGTTGAATATTCTTAACACCTATAGAGTTTATATCATTGCTACTGAACGATAGATACTGCGCTAGTGCTGCTTGTCTTTCTGGACCCGCTGGAATAGATAAGAGATCATAGTTAGATACCTTTCCTCCTCTTTTATATGTCTTGGCTTTTCCTCCTTTTTTCATGGTTCGATATTGTTTAGTTTTCTCGGCGATTTTTTTTGGTTGAGCAACAGTTTGCTTTCCTTCCTTTGTTCCTTTTCTTTTTGCTGCCGTAGTGGCTGCATACTCTTCATCGGTTAGATTCTCTATAGCGGCCTTTGGCAAATATCTTTCTCCAGTCTTTGAAGACTTCTTACCAGACTTGGTTCTCCACTCTTGTTCGGTCCAGTTCTTTAATGACTGTTGTGACTTTTTTAATGCCATCAGTTTGTATAGCCCCCTCCAGCCTTTTTATAAGCAGAGGCTAACATCTGTGCTTTTCTTGCAGACCATTGTCCTGCACCGCCTCCTTTAGTTCCAGCCTTTATTCTGTTGAATATTCTTTTACGCATTGTTGGCTTAGTATAATTACCTGCGGCATTTACTCCTCCATTCTCATAGTAAGACATTCCACTTGGCGCAGATACATCTACTCTCATTCCTTTGTTGGCTTTCTTAGCGTGATCTACTAATTTAAAGTCAGCCGTCCTGCTAGCCCCTGGATGTGCTTTGTAGTCTCCCTTCATTAAGTAATACCTGCCACCTTCCAACATCCAATGATGTCCTTCTGGCGCGGGCACCTTTGCTTTCTTGCTAGAAATCTTTAAGGTTCCTTTAGGTACTGAAGAAGATTCTTTTTTCCTGGTATATTTCTTGACGGCCATTCTACAAATTTACAATAACCAGTCGTACTTTTTGGGTACCGAGAATGAAGGGCAGGCTTTGGCTGCAAATTCATTGTGGCCATTTATCCTGATCTTTCCGTAGTCTCTATATTTCTCCCTGATAGCAAGTATAAGATTTACCATGGCGGTATCCTGCTCTTCGGTCATGGTGTCTTTCGGCGTCTTGCCATCCGCCTCCACACCACCTATATAACATATACCTATGGTTCCTTTGTTTTTTCCTTTGCAGTGGGCACCCATTCTTTCTACTGGACGTCCATCATGTACTGAGCCGTCAAGGTAAATGACATAGTGGTATCCGATATCGCTCCACCCTCTTTTGATGTGCCACTCTCTAATGGTCTCTACTGATACATCCTGCCCTTCTCTAGTTGCAGAGCAATGCAATATAATACTGTCGATTCTTCTCATGGATCAAATGTACTTATTTATGGACCGAATATTTGGACCTCCTTTTTGGATTCCTTATCTTTAAGTATGCCAAGTTATAATAAATACAAAGACAAGAAAACGACACGATACAAAACTTTAATGGAGAATCGTCCAGGTTTTGCAAAGCACCAATTAATGAGTGCAGGTAGAAGTGGCGACCACAACACTACAATTCTTACACAATTACCTAAGTCCCTCATAAGAGTATCAGACGAGAGATGGATAAAGGGTAAATTCAAAGGAGTTAAAATAAAAGACTCAGACAAGCCCTACGTTAAATGGGTACTTGAGAATAGGGATATGCCAAAGTCACATCAGGTATTGATTCGTGATATCCTAAAGACAATGAAATAGATGTTACAACACCATTTGGATACTAACTTTTTATGCTATACCTTTGCTTTGCATTTGTAAATTGGAATACGAAACGGGGAAAAACTAAAACTTCGGATTAGGGCCGCCAACAGCGGCACACTAACCAGAACCTCCAACTAGACTCACAACATCTTTAAGAACATCCACACCATCGGTGCAATATAATAC